AACAGCACCTTGCTCAGCAACCTTATAGATGGTTCTGATGACTTCGCGGTTGATTTCAGCAAGAATCTCAGTTGACAGAATGTTTGCCAACTCAGCTTCTGCATTCAGACCGTGAATTGCCTTCAGGTCTTGTGCAAGCTCAAGGCTGTATTCTGCCTTCAGTGCTCTTGACTTTGCAGTAACAGTGACTTTCTCGATCGAGAATGCCATCTGGTTGAATGCATCCGTTGAGGAACCATCGAGTGATTCTGCCTCATCGGTACGCATACCCTGACCGACGCTATAATCGGTGGAGGTTGCTGAACCAACAGGGTTCAGAACTGCAGGGTTGGTGCCAGCCTGGGAAGTAGTACCCATACCAACGCCAGGACCAGTCCAACCATCGGTGTGACCGAATCCAGCATTCTGACCAGAGAATGCGGTGTCTGCTTCGTTGTAGAACGCTTCAGTACCAGTCTGGTTGGTGTAGGTGGAGCGCATTGCGAAGATCAGTCCAGTAGGACCGTTCATTGGCTGAACACCTGCGAGGTCATAAGCGACCAGGTTAGGCATTGAACGTCTGATCAGTGAGATCAGAACGGGGTCGAAACCAGCAACAGGAGATGCTCCAGCACCAGAGAAACCTGCGTTTCCAGTGCCTGAAGGATCAGTGTTTACGTTTGGTTGCTCCATGAGCATACCACCTGCATTAAATGCAGACTGCTCGCGGAGGAATTTTTCTTGGTTCTCTAACAGGACGGCGGTTACCGCTCTACGATGGGAATCTTTGATTTGATCAAGACCCTCATAGTTGAGGAGAGGTGCCCACTTTTCCTGCAATCTTTCTGATTGAAACATTGCGTTTTACCTTTGTAAAGTTTGTGTTTGACTAATATTAAATTCAGTTATTTTTGCTAAATGACCCCAGAGTTCTGAGGTAAGTAGACATTGAATCAGAGTGGAACTCTGAAGAAACATCCACACCCTCGGAAAGGGTTTCTACTTTAGCTGATGGAGCCTGTGGTTTAGAGGCAAAATATGACTCTCTAATGGTCTCCAGTTTCTCACGATATTCTTCTTCACTTTCAAACTCAACACTTTCGGCAAGTGAAGCGAGCTTCTCTTTCTGTGTCTGTGCAAGACCTTCAGAGACTTGATCTAAAATTCCATCAGCAACCGACTCTGCGAGACGCTTGTTGAGTGAAATGTTTTTCTCAATCTGCTCGTTGAGTTTTTCTTCCATTTCATCAAGTTTTTCTACCATGCTCTCAAGAACATCATATTTATCTTCAGGGATTGTTACATAATGTGCTTCAAAAAGATCCTTCATTCCAGCAAGGAATGATTCGGTCATTTCAGATTTGAGTGCGTGCTCAATGACGAGTTCGTTCTCAGTGAACCACTCTTCAGAGACGTACTCAAGGTATGAATCAACACGATTTGCTAATTCAACCTTAACTTCTTCGATCTCTTCGGAGAGTGCGGCAGCATACTGCTCTTCCAAAGATTTCTTGATTTCGACAACCTTTGAATTAATTGCTGCTTCAAAGATTGTTTTTGCTTTCTCCTTAAACTCTTCGGAGAGATCCTCTCCTCCGAGCAGAGCATTAACATCTTCTTCGATGTCATACTCTTCTTCTACTACTTCCTCTTCCTCGGTCTCTACTACTTCCTCTTCTTCTACTTCAGCGAGGATTTCTTCTTCGTCACCTTCAGTCTCTTCCTTCATACCCTTCATTGGATCTGCACCCTTTGCTCCCTTATTGACAACATCACGAACTTGCTTGAGAGTTCCGCCAGGAGTCTTCAGCTTTGCTGAATCGTCATCTGGACGATAGTTGTCGGGGGTAGGACCACCCAAATCTTCGTAAGAACCAGCGACTGACGTATCCATTGGTTCTGCTGCTTTTGCACCAGCATTAACAGCAGTTTTGGATTGCTTTGTGCCTACTTCCATTTCTTGTAATTGTGTACCACGAGACATTTGAACTCTCCGATTTTCCTGTAGTAAATCTATATTTATTTATAAATTAAGATATTTAATAAATCAAAGGTTATTTAGGAAATTATTGAACAGATTTAACTTTTGCTCGTCTAATTTCTTCTGATCAACCAGTGTATTGATGTGTCTGTATGTTTTAGCAGCAAATTTCTCACGAAGAATGCCACCATCCCATACCCATTCTTTACCTTCCATGATTCCTTCAACGAATGCATCAGGTGCAGAAGGATCAGCAACAATATCAGCAGCAGTTGCAAGCATGAAGTCTTCGCCAACTACATTGATTCCCTCTTTTGTCATACGGAGAGAACCAATACCACGAGAAGAAACGCCAAGTTTTACACCTTCGCTGATAAGAGATTCTGCAATTTTACCCATTGGGGTGTTGAGAATCTTTGCTTTACCAATGAAGTTAGAACCGCTTTCTCTTAAAGAAATGATCTTGTGGGATACTCTATCGAGATTGACGGTAGGACCATCTGGGTGTCCAAGTTCACCAAGTGCTCTTCCTGCTTGAATATGATTTTCGTTGTAGCGGGAAACTTCACGACGAAGAGTATCCATCTGATACATGCGACCATTACGGTTGCAAATATCGCCTTGAAGGAAGATTCCCTCAATGTAAAGGGATTTTTTACCGTTTTTGTTTTCAACGATAAATTCTACCTGTTCGATTTCTTCTCTGATGAGTTTCATTAGGCTACTCCGCTTACTTGGACTTGTTGTACGTAAATTGTTCCTGTGCTTCCAGGAGTAACTCCACTAACTTTGAATGCACTTCTCAATTCTGCATAGTTATTAGAGTTATATGCAGTTACAATTCCAGAACTATCATTTCCAACAGTAATTCTTGTGTTAAAATAACCATTATAATTTGCAGAATTATTAACAGAATTTACACGTTTGTGTGCAAAATTGTAGTAATCTTGGTTAGTCACCGTCAAAGAAACAAAATCTCCAACATTAAATGGCGATCCTGTTCCTTCTGGAAAATCAATGATTGTGTTTGTTCCGGTTGTAATACCAACAACTCTTTGTGATCCTGGACTACCAACACTTAAGGTTGACTCCGAATCTGATCTAATAAAGTAGTCAATTTTTTCAGCAGTTGGAGTAGAACCTGCACTTACTGCAACATGGCAAGAAGTTCCAACAGAAACAATTCTGATTGTGTCTGTTTGATGTACGAAAGCAGCTGTTGTTGTTGCAGACCCACTTACGGATAATGTTTGACCTGCTCCTACTGGTTTATGTGCCATTATTTTTAAAATACACTTTCTTTAATAGTTATTTATTAGGATAATTATTCCTCGTCTTCAATCTCTTCAACTTCAGAATCTTCCAGTCCAAACATAGAACTTGATACATCTGAACGGAAAGAATCAATTCTTTCTGCAGACTTTGCAAATAAAAGTTCTTTGATTTTGTCACTGATTTGTGAAGGAGATTCATCAGTGGCAAGCATGTCCATTAACTCTTCCATAAAATTAAATAAATATGATCTTTTCTATTTATATTTCCCCACCTTTGGGGAGTTCTGGTGCTTCAGCTACAGAACCATCAACTTCTGGTTCCATTACTGGTTTTCCAAGATCCATTTGAGAAGCATTAGCGTCCAATGGTAATCCAGTTTGAGGATCAACAGGTGCATTTGGATCTGGAATTACACCATCTTTGATTTCCTTCTTGATCAGAGCGTCTTGCTCAAGAATCTCAATGTCTGTCTGACGGAGAATCTTTCTTCTTACATAATCTTGTGAGAAGTATTTGCCAACATAAGGTTCTGCTGCTTGAACCATTGTCAGTCTTTCATTCAGAAGTTCTGCATCTTTTAGTTCGGAGAAGTGGTTGTCATAGAGGAAGTCATATTGAATATGCTCACTCATAATCTCCCAATCTTCTGGAGTAATGACGTTCTTCAAAATTAATTGAGTTCTCAACATATCATTGAACATGTTAGAGAATCTCTTTCTCAAACGTCCAACAAACTTGGTGAACTTAAGTTCGTCTCTTAAAATTTCGGAAGATCTGCCCAGATTGAATCCACCTTCTCCGTCCATTCTTGATGGTGGAACATTAAGGGACCTGTAAAGTTTTTTCTTAAAGTATTCAATATCAGTGATCTCTCCCAGATTTTGACCTCCTGGCAGAGTAGTAATTTCAGTTCCACGTCCACCCTCTCTTCTGGGGAGCCAGAAATCCTCAAGCATAGCCATGTATTTTTTGTCATCACGAATTTCTCCAGTGTTTGCATCATAAACTAACTTGTTACGATAGCGCATCATAACATCACGAAGATATTGTTCTGCTTTAATCTTTGGAAGATTGCCAACGTCAATATAGAAAATTCTTCTTTCTGGTGCTCTTGACAATCTGTAAATAACCAGAGAGTCCTCAATCATACGGAGTTGATTGAGTGACTTAATTGCTTTGTGAAGATATGAAAGTGTATTTCCTTTGTTTCTGTCTACAAGACCTGAAGTGCAATAAGTAACTGCATCTTTTGCAATTTTAATTCCCTGACTTGCTCCAGTTGCTGTTGCGTTTCCTGTTGGGTATTGAGACTTTGGATTGTA